TCATATTATTGGGGCACGAAGAAAAAGAGGGTCGCAAAGCCATTGGTGAAAGAATCTCAGATTTAAATGCTGATGTAAAGGAAGTAGAAACGGGAGAAGAGATAATAGAATTGGCTAAGAAAGAAATCTTTTCTTGTATTATAATAAGTTACTATCTCCCCGATTACGAAAGTTTTGCTTTAGTAAATGAATTGCGGTTACAAGGCATATCTACTCCTATTATAATTGTTTCTGAATATAGAAATAAATTTGTAGTGTTCACTGTTAAGAATGGGAGCACTAATTATATACCCAAAAACCATGCGATGCCTAAAATTCTTGCTTCTGCAATTGAAGATGTTACGGACTTTTATAAGGGCGTTCCACAATCTGTAGAGGGTCAAATTAAACTATTGAAAAACATTAGCGAGGCAGCTAAAAGTTATGGTAATTATATGGCGGCTATGTAATTAGATTTGTCTAATATATTTTCGCAACTTTTTATCATCTCATTAGGGTGATTACGATATTTTTCTATTTCAAGTGGCCACGTATCTTCTTTCAATCTCCTTTCACCAGCGAAGATTGCGTTTTTATAAAAAGCGTTAGCCTTTTTATATATTTTTTTATGATAATAGATATCACCTAATAAACACCAAAATTCAGCCATATTTGGTTTTGTGGCTATACATGGGAGGATGTTTCTAAGAGAACTTGATGCATCTTTCTTAATATAAAGTTGTGTTGCAGCTAAATAATATTTTGTCATAATAACAGGAACACCAACATTTTCTAAGAATAAATATTTTTGAGCTACTGATAAAAATTCATCATATCTCTTTTCTTGTAGTAATATACACGCCTCATAATAATAAGGAGCGGAATCTGTAGGCTTTTCCTTCTTCCATTTATTTATTATATCCATTTGATTCATAGTGACATTCATAGGACAAGAATAAACAACAGATGGAAGATAGTTAGAATTATCATCAATTATTTCAAATACAGGATTGACAAAAGATAATGATTTGTCCTTGTGCCACAATCTTATACTTTTCGATATAACCCCGTTTGATATTATCTGTAAATGATAAGAATTAGCTACATCAGCTTCTTCAAAATTTGCCTTAACCAATAACTCCCATGGTTCAAGATTTAAAATCCAATCAGATTTAACACGAGATATTAATTGATTTTTTGCTTTGCTATAATCATTTTCAAATGGTATTTTAATTATTGACGTATTATATTTTTCACATATAAGCAATGTAGAATCTTTCGACCCTATATCACCAATGAGTATATCTCCAGATATAGATTGTAATGTCTTTTCTATAGTAGATTCATTATTAAACGTTAGAATTATTGTTGTTATCTTCATGAAATCTTTTGTAAATAATATGCCCTATAATTTCTGCCTCTTCTATCTTTCCACATTCTTCATAATATTTTTTTAAATTGATATAAGTTTTTTCTGCGCTATCATGCTCTAATATCTTAAGAAGATGTTCTATAATATTTTTCACATATTATTATAGAGCGTTTGAGAAAGAAAGAATAGATAATCCTATTGAAAAGAAAGAATGAAAGAAATAAATTTATGTATATAGATAGGATTACATGGCTACAGAGTACCTTAATAATAAAACCTTTGAAAATATAATCAATACTTTTCAAACTTCTAAAAAAACAAAATATAAATACGAGCTTATCGTAGAAGATTTAGACGATTCGTATAAACGCAAATCCAAAAGAAATGCAAATAAGCCTGAAGATTCAAAAAATTTAAAGGCAAAGAATCGCATTTTAAGAAGCTCTATACTATCTTTCGAGGAGTCTCAAGATGCACTAGCTACAGCTTTTTATACTCTATCTGAGAATATAGCAAGATATGCCAAATTTAGTTTTATTGACCCCGATGACGCCATCCAAGAAGGAGTTTTAATTTGTTTTGAGAAAATAGACAGATTTGACCCATCCAAAGGAAAAGCCTTCAATTATATGACAACCTGTATATTGAATCATTATAGACAACTTTATAGGTCAGCTAGAAACTATAATGAATTGAAAAAAAGATATCAAAACTTTATGAATTTTCAATCCGAAAATAAACCCATTAAAAAAGCAAAGTTTATTGAATAAATTTTTATTTTTTCCTTGTACTTGTTAATTAGTTTATATATAATTTATCTTATGAATATCTTAATTGAATCTATAGAACAACGAGAGTTGGTTGATAAGTTAAAAAATGCTGGTCATTACAAGTTAGTTGAAACTTTATTGTGCAATAGTAAAGTTTATACTAAAAAAGGTCGTCTCAATAAAAGTGCAGCGTGTAGAGCTTTAGGATGTAAGACAAAACAACTAGAAGACGCTCTTGCCGCATGTAGAGAAATACTTCACAAAGAATTTGAAGATTAAGCTTCTATAAAGGCTCTATCGTACCTTAAAGAAACTTCGGCAGTTACATAACCAGAATCTCCCATGTCTAATTCTCCGAATGAGACAGATTGTGGCCATGCATTTTCATATTTCCAAGTTTCTATGATGTTGCCACACCCATCATATAGTTCTAATCTAGCTTCTTTTTTGAATTCATTTTCACCAGACGGAAGCCAACTACCATCTTCAGATACATTATAAATATTTTGAATCCACTCAAATACCGGATGTTCATCCCTCTTCAGGTCATATAGAACTAAAGTTATTGGTTTCCACTCAGGTCTTGCTGGATAATAAACATTTTCAACCAAATGTTTAGCTTCCATTTCTTTAAAAGAAATACTTGGCCTTGCACTTTTTAGAGGGGGTAATGAATTTACACTATTCTGGTCTGCGGATATACCTTCTATTGTAAGAATCCAACGAAATTTTCTTTTGAAACAAGTCTCTTTATTTTCAAGACCAAAATCAAATCCCATTTGTCTAGCCATAATTTACTCCTTAATTACTAAAAAAAGCCCCCAAGGGCAGGGGGCTTTTTAGTAATTAAATAGGGATTAAACAATTACTACACCACTTGAAACATTCCCGGTTCCGCCACTACCAGTTCCACTACCAGTGGAAGAAGCACCAGCATTGCACTCTGTGCAGCAACCAGTGATGTCAACATCTGGGCAGAAGCTTTTGTATTTAACTTGTGAGTATCTAAGAGTTAATTCAATATTAGACTCTTCTGAGCTAGAATAATCCAACTCACCAAAGTTAATTGCTTGCGGCCACAAATCTTCAAGTGTCCATTGTTCTATAATAGTACCACAACCATCATATAACTTTAAAACACCCTTGGCGGCATAGTCACTTCTTCTTGACCCCATTTTCAAATTAATTGGGTCTGTGAAATCATACACGGAAGCTAACCATGTCCACAATGCAAGATTGTCTCTATCTGCCACATCGTAGTATGTTACTGTAATGGTTTCCCAAGCTGCCTTACCGGGAATCCAGCCCTTTGCGTTAAGTCTATTTATCTCTGTTTCTTCAATCGTTAGATTGGGTCTAGCTGCTAGTTTTACAAAACTATCTGGAACAGATGTTTGCCTTTCATCCGATGAACATACGTCTTCTACTTTGAATGTCCAACGAAATTTTCTTTTAAAAACAAGGCTTCTATCCCCTAATTTGCCCAATCCCATTTGTTGTAGTGCCATAATTTATTCTCCTAGTCTATTTAACATCCTTCGCATTTACACGGGTCAAACTTGTTACCGCATTGGGCGGTATACTGTACTCTAGAATATCTTAAAGTTAATTCTATAGTACACTCTTCTGAACTAGAGTAATCTAATTCTCCGAAGTTAATGGCCTGCGGCCACATATCCTCCATAGTCCATTCTTCTACACCTTTTCCACAGCCATCGTATAAGGTTAAAACTCCTTTGCCAGCATAAGCTTTTCTATTACCACCCTGATTAGATTGGTCTTTATCTGAAAAATTATATACTGAAGCAAGCCATCCCCATAAACTGGCTATTCCTTCCTTTTCAACATCTCCATTTCCAGTTACATCGTAGTAAGTTACTGTAATAGTTTCCCAAGCTGCTTTACCGGGAATCCATCCTTTTGCATTAAGGAAGTTAACTTCGGTTTCTTCAACTGTCAAAGTAGGTCTAGCGGCAACTTTTACGTAGTGCTCAGGTATATTCCCTTTGCACGTTTCTTCTATCTTAAATGTCCATCGAAACTTGCGTTTGAATATTAAGTCTTGACTACCAAGCTTACCAAGTGCCATATCTACCACTATTGTTATCCTCCAACGTATTTTTAGAAGTTGTCTACACCTTCTTCAAAACTTCCAGTTCTATGGATGCTGAATTCTATAAATATAAATTCAACTGCTCTGAGTGGCTGAATACCAATTCTTGCACGGAATTCGTTTCTGTCGATTACATCAGGCGTGTTCAGTTCTTCGTCTGCCTTAATTATGTATGCATTAATTCCTCGTCCTACTTGGATTTCTCTAAGAATCGTGTCAGCTATTCTTGCGAACTGTTGACGGAACTCATCATCATGTGGGTCGAACAACAACCTACGGGATGCTTGACGGATTCTTTTCTCAACCACAAACATCAACCTTCTAACATTAACTCTGTCCAATGCCGTTGGCGTTCTCTGGAGTGTCTTTTGGC